TAGAATAAAAGATTTTATAGCACCAGCTGCGAATATTGTACCAATAATACCTGCACCAACCGCAATAGCCTTCCAATTTTTTGTAGTCCAATCGTAAATATCTTTTATTTTTTGTTGAAATTCAGGATCATTAATCCTTTTTATGAAGTTAGTGCTGAGTAATCCTGTCCCTAATATACCTGCTAAATTTAAAAGTTTTTTAAATATATCCCCAAAAGGTTGTAAAACTTTCTTAGCAATTTTATTTCCTATCTTTGATTTCTTTTTATTTTCTAAACTCTCCTCTTTTTTATCTCTTTTATCATCTAAATTTTTCTTTCGTTGAGCATCAAATAGTGTCTTTTGTTCCTTTAATCTCTCAGACATCTCCACAGATAGTTTCTGAGTGATTACGTCTAAAATTTTTGTTGTCTCATTTAATGATAATTCTAAAGTGTTTACTTTAGGTGTTATCTTCTCTCCTATCTCAACTTTTTGTGCTTTAAATATATTTTTTAATAATGTTATTTTTCTCTCATTATTAGATACTCTTCCCTCCAATCCCATTCCAGCACCAAATTTGATGGTCTGCCTATTAATCTTAGGTCTGCCACTCATGGCATCCATCTTTTTAGCAAAATTTTCGTAAACTGGAGATGATTTATCCATTTCGTTGCTGAGCCTTTAAGTTTTCTTCCTCAATATATTGTTGTAATAAAGATATGTAGATCTCTCGTTCCCAAGGAATCATGTTTTCGATCTCAGTTAATGAGTATTTATGATGCTGAATCAAAGCAAAATTAACTTTGTAGTATGACTCAAGATTCGTGTGAGCCATACCTAGTTGAAAAAACTTGCTAATCCCTCCAATATAACAGTTGATTCTACACCAGTATTTGGATTTTTTACTTTTACTGCGTGAGTTAATTTTGGCATTGTTGCAAAAAATTCTTCAATATTCTTAAATTGTTTTGTATTAAGTTGATCTACAAAATCCTCAAGTTCTTTTTTTGTTTGTTCAGATGCATTCCAGCTCTCTTCCTCATTGTATATAACATCAATGCATGAAATTATCATATCAAGAGTATTATTTACCTCGTTTTTATCATTCACTTCAAAATTATTTTCAATAAATTGATTCATTGATGGATATTTTAATTTAAGAGATAAAGAATCATCTAACTTAATAATATTTTTATGTTTTTTATCTTTTTTAATTTTAATAGAATCAATATCAATTGTCATTGCTACAGATGTTTTATTATCATCAGGACAAGTAACATTTATTTCAACCGTTTCTCCAACTGATTTGGATCTTACATTTAAAAATAAATATTCAATATCAAATGTAGCAAGTTTTTTGATATCTATACCCTTAGATAAAATACATGAATTAAGTATTTCAATAACTGCGTCCGTAATTTGTTTAACATTTTCAGTTTCTAAAGCCATAATAAGAATTTTTTCCTCTCTTACAAGGAAGGGTCTATATTTAAGTTTTTTTCCTGATGAGGGTAAAACCAACTCATAAGTTGGTGTATTAACTTTTGGTAAAGGCATAATGAATATTCAATTCAGTACAAATATTTATAGGGGTTATTAACCGTTTACTATATAGCGGTCATAATTAAAGGTAACTGATACTTTAAGTATTTCAGCAGAACCATAAGAAACTGGTATAGTATCAATACTTTTTGGAAATGCATTGACAAATCTATATCTGAGTGTTCTCTTATAATTTTTTTCAAACTTATTAATATACATTGTATTACATTTATACGAATCAGGATATCTCATTCTTCGATAAAATGCTTGATTATCTTGATTAACACGATTATTTGCTCCACTACCAATATATTCCATCCATCCTTCAAATATTTTGAGTAAAGTGTAATCTTCATCAATATAGAAAGAATAACTTATATCAGTATAAAATCTTGTATGTGCAAATTGTTGAGGCACACCCATGAAATTATCTTTGACCTCTGCTGTTGCAAGTGCTGAAGTAGGTAAAACTGCATCACTACACAAAATACCTAACTGCCTTGATAGAAAACTTTTTATATTTCTAATACCAGTATATCTTGATAGATAACTTTCAACAGCAGGTGTCAATGATGAAAATGTTACAAGAAAATGATTAGTCTGTGCTAATGGACCAATAATATTCTTTGCAACCGACAGGTTAAATGGTTTTATTGTTGTCTCTGCCACTCTAAATAAGTATGATTGTTATTTCTATTTATGTCATATAAGGGAAAATATTATCCTTCATACCCTAAAAAGTACAAGGGTGATCCCACTAATATCATATATCGTTCTCTTTGGGAGAGAAAATTTATGGTATATTGCGACAAAAATGATAGAATACTTGAATGGGGAAGTGAAGAAATTGCACTTCCATACCGATCACCTGTTGATAATAAGGTTCATAGGTATTTTCCAGACTTTTATATCAAAGTGCAAGAGAATACAGGTCGAATCAAAAGATATTTGATTGAAGTCAAACCACTCAAACAGACCATGAAACCAAAGAAACCCAAAAGACAGACCAAGAATTACATCAGGGAAGTCTATGAATATGCAAAGAATCAAGCAAAATGGAAAGCAGCTACTGAATTCTGTGAAGATCGTATGTGGGAGTTTAAAGTCATGACTGAAAATGAACTAGGAATCAAATGAGTCGCATTGCTCCATTAGTAAACAACATCGTTGGAAACGAGGACGCTGATGATCTCATGATTGAAATCATGGATGTATTAACTGATAGTGTAACATCTATTCCTGAGATTGGCAAATTATATGTATTTGTATATCAACCAAAGACCATAGGTAGATATGACCAGAATCCGTTAGTTGCAGTCACTAATATATTTGATTGGGGATTCAAGGGTATCAATTTTCATTGGGGACAATCTCGTTCTTATAACTTCCAAGAGGTGGTTGGTCAACTCTATCAAGTTACAAATGAGGAGTTACAAGACCTAAATACTATACCATTTGCAAAATATCGTATAAATAACTAAAAAGGATGACAGATAGTAAAGATAAATATAGATTTAATTTCAGAGATCTTGAAAAGTTAGATGTTAAAAATCTAAGTGGCATAGAATATGAACCTCTAAAAACAGATAAAAACTTTTTTTCTAATGGAGATGCAACATTAAAAGATATTGACTTTACGACGGATTATGGTTTAGGGATTAATAATAATTTTAGTATTAGTGAAAGAGAATTAATTAAAAATAATGCCTTTCTATCAGAGGCAGAGAGAAAAAGTCAATTAGCTGCTTTCGATGCTGCAGATCAAAGAAAAAGATTACGAAGATATTCAAAAAAAAGAAGAGGTGGAGTGCTAAGATATCCACTTGAAGCTTTAACGGAACAAACAGATTATTTGCAGATAGATATCGAAGAATATGTAGCACTAGGAAATTATATATCACAACCAGGATCAAGTGATAGATACGTAAGGGGAAACGTATTTGGTTCTGATCGTGCTGGTCGTCGATCATCAAATAGATTATCAAAAAAACCATTGGTTAATGCAGGGACAATTCTTCTTCCAATACCATCCAACGTACAGGATACTAATAATGTGCAATATGACGATTCTACTATAAATGGATTGACTGCTACCGCTGTGCAGACAGCTGAGGACGTTATGAATATTGATTTAGGAACAAATGTATTTGAACAAATACCTAAAATTGCAACTAAAGCAAAAACATCTATAGGTCAAGGTGTGGGAAGTGAGGCAGCTGCCACAAATGTTGTTACAAAATTTCTTGCATCAAAAGCAGTCGGAATTTTTGGAGGTCAAGTAACGACTAATCAATTGCTTGCAAGAGGAAGCGGTGAAATACTTAACCCAAATATGGAATTATTATTTGGAGGACCATCACTACGTAATTTTAGATTTAATTTTAAACTTACACCCAGAAACGCAGCAGAATCAGAACAAGTGAGACTTATAATTCGTGCGTTTAAAAGAAACATGGCACCACAAGCACAAGGTGGACAATTAGACTCTGGTACATTTTTCCTTAAAACACCTAATGTATTTAATTTACGATATAGGACTGGAAGGAAAAATCATCCATTTCTTAATCGTTTCAAACAATGTTTTTTAACATCTATGAACACAACATATACAGGTGAAGGAGTATATTCAACTTATGATGATGGCACTCCAGTTTCTATGTTGTTAGATTTAACCTTTAAAGAAATTCAACCAATTTATGATATTGATTATGATGCACGTCCAGGTACAGAGGCAGTAGGATACTAATGGGTTATTTTAGAGAACTACCAAACTTACTATATCCGTCTTTTTTAAATGATAAATCATCATCACTTGATTTTGTTGAAGTAAAAAATATCTTTCGCAGAGTTAAGTTAAGAGATGATTTGCAAAGTAATTTTACTTTGTTTAACAAATATCAAATTCCAGAGGGTTCAAGACCTGATACTGTGGCAGAGGAATTATATGGAAGTGCTAATTTTGATTGGATTGTTTTGACAATCGCAGGTATAATAAATGTGCGAAATGAATGGCCATTAAGTAATCGTGATTTATTTAAATATGCATCCAATAAATATGGAAACTCGTTAAATTCAAATAGATTTTTTGAAACAACTGAGGTTAAGGATTCAAAGGGTCGATTAATACTATCAAAGGGTAAAATTGTCGATAGTAATTTTACGATGCCTAAACCAGGTGCACCAACTGCTACCTTAAATCCTGTTGTAGGTATTAGTAATTTTGAATATGAAACACGATTGAATGACGAAAAAAGAAATATTTTTATTTTGAGGGAAGAGTATTTACAGGAATTTTTGGATGATATGAGAGAGATAATGACATATGCAGAATCATCAGAATATCTTGATGAAAGAACGATTCAAACAGAAAACACTAATATAACATTATCATAAAAAAAGGAGGTCGTTTGACCTCCTGTGTGTTTATTCTTCTGCGAGTTTCGCAAAGTAC